GATAAATCTGTTGAATAAGTTGATGCCATAATTTTAATAAGGAACTATTGGTGTCCAAACCATAGTTGCTCCTGGTATAATTTCATTCCAAGTAATTACTCCTGATTCTTTTGTTGCCAATGTTAATGCGTTCTCCAGACCTGAATCTACGACCGCATTTCCGCTTATTGTAACAGTTCCACTTCTAATAGTCAACGCGTTTGCAAGACCTGAATCTACGACGGCGTTACCAGAAACAGTTACGTCTCCAATACCTAGAACCAATGGGGTTTTTAACCCTGAATCTATATCAACGGTAGTCGCTAAAGTAACAGTTCCTGTACCCAATACTAAAGCATCTGCTCCTGATTGTTCAATAACAGATGTAGCTTCTTGACCTACAGGTCCAATTGTAATGGTTAACTGATTTTTAGTTGCAACAATTGTAACATTTCCTTCATTACCTGAAGCGGAAAATGGTAAAGCTGCAAATGCGTCGAATCCTAATAACATATATAATCCTTAAAAGGAAGCAGGGGGTATGTGGTGGATCCCTGCCTCCATCTAAGAATTATATCATCGTTTAAACCAAGAAGGAAGTCCTAAATGAGGTCTCTTATCAAAGATATTTTCTTTAGTTCCCGGTGTCTTGCGATTATTATAATGTAAAAATACCTGAATACATTCTTTACCTTTAAATTTGTTTCTCCAATGCTCCAGTTCCATTCCTCTATAAACCATCATATCTCCTGGTTTTAAATCTACTTGAACTCCTTTAGTGTTCTCAGATACATATCCAACACCTTCCTTAGTCCCTCCTTTTGAAGAGTCGGGTTCTAGATATAAGGGCCAATCATCCCCTCCTAGATTCATAGTCGTAGATATTTCACAGCTAAATCTGTCTTTGTGTCTTTTAAGAACATCACCCTTTTTATATATTCGGGCATAGGTATATGTGGGATATAATTTTAATCCTGTTGCTTTTTCCATAACAGGTTGGATTTTTAACATTAAAGTTTCCATAGCCATATTACCATATTGAGAATAAGTGTTAGGTATTTGTTCTTCTTCATTTTCATAATTACCAATTATATTTTCAAATGGTGAAAAATATCTTGTAGCTTTACAAGTATCATAGACTTGTTTTTGCATAGAAAAATAATTAGCAATAAAAGCTGCTAGGTCGTTTGATATAGCTTGACGAACAATTGTATATTTATTTTTTTTAAACATCTTTCCCCATTTCTTTTAAGACAGCTGTTATATTAAAATGAATAAATCTAAATGGAGCTTTACCGTGGTCCACAGAAAATTCGTGTGCTAGGTACCCTGGAAAAAATATAAGTAATCCTGGTTCAGGTTTAAAATGAACCTGTTCGTGACCTGCCCAAACACCTTTAAGATTTGGTTTCATATGTAATTTAGTTGCTCTTGCACCGGTTCGCGGTTCGTGAAAAACTGGAAACGCAGTCTTCTCACTCGCTTTTAAAAAATAAAAACCATTAACGTGAGTGTTCCAATGAATATGTGCTGAATGATGACCACCGCCTTTTTTTGCAAATTCTTGTACCCACATTTGTTCAAAGAAAGTAGTATACTTAGTCATATCAAATCCCGAATGATCTAAATATTCCCAACACTTCTGACCCACATAATTTCTAAAATCCATAAACTTAGTGTCAGATAATAATTGGGTTGAATGCCAAGCCCTGCCAAAATCTCCGTGAGCTTTAAGATGGGCCTTAGCTTCCTTATTTTTTTTAGCTTCTTTAATATATGGATCACTTGCTTTGTTTAAAGACTTAACAAAGTCTGGTTTCATTTCATTCCATACAGGTGTTACAAAATAATTATTTATATACATTTTTTAATAATGTAAAGAAATTAGTTTTAGTTTTAACTAAAGTTTTACATATCTCCTTTCGTTCATTTAATTTATTTATACAAGTAGAAAATTCTTTTTCTAGTTTTTTTTCTTCATACTGTCCTTTAACTATTAGTGTTTGTTTATCAGTGGGTGACCAATGCATACCAGCTGCAATAGAATGAAGTCCAGCCTGGTCCTTAAATCTATTACCATATGTTCTTCTCTCAACCGCATCTTTAAAACCAGACCAAGCTACAGGTTTTAAATTAATTAATGTTTCCTCCCAAGATTTATTAAAACAGTGTTTCCAATATTCTGTATCGTTTCTATGGGACAAAGCATAATGTAAACCAACAAATTCTGCAAAATTTTTAAATAAATGTTTACATTGATAATTAAAATTATCCCTATCCCATTGAGATATTTTTTCTCTTTGTAAATTTCTAATTAATCGAATTAAAAATTCGTGAACAGAAAATAGACCGTTGCTTTCTAAGGGCTCTATAAATCCTGCTGATAAACCCACAGCAACAACATTTTTAACCCAGAGTCTATTATGAATACCTACTCTCATTTTTATTTTTTTGAAGTCTAACTCTTTTTGTCCTAAATGTTTTTTAAATTCTTTTAAGGCTGTATCATCATCAACAAATTTACTCGAATAAACATACCCGGTTCCAATTCTTGACCACAAGGGTATATTCCAAACCCAACCATTTTCAATAGCTGTGCAATTAGTGTAAGGAACTAATTCTTTTTCTTTATTTTTATATTGTATTTTTGTAGCCCACGCAGAATCATTAGGAAGCATATCTGCATAAGATTCAAAAGGTTCTTTTAAAGATTTTCCTAAAAGCAAAGATTTAAATCCAGTACAGTCTATGTATAAATCTGCTTTGTATTTATTATTAAGAGATGTAATTCCATTTTCATCTTGTTCAACTGATACAACATCATCAACAATGTGTTTTATTTTTTTACAATAATTATTTTTTAACCATAATCCAAATTTAATGGCATCAAAATGATAAGCATAGGCGCAATCATTTTTATCAAATTTATTGTGATTAACATAAGCCATTTGTAAAGGGTATGTACAATCAGCATAATCAGAGTAAGGGGTTTTTGGATATAACATTTTTTTAAACCACCAATCATTTGTTCCTGCTCGCGTGCTTTCTATAGGAGGGCTTCCAAAAGGATAATGAAAAGATTCTCCTTTTTTATAAAAATCTGTAAATTTTATACTTAATTTATAAATTCCATCTACGTGCTTTAAAAAATCTTCGTCTTTAATCTTAAGTAATTTCACCCACTCTCTGATTTGAGCAATAGTACTTTCTCCTACACCTACTGTGGATATATTTTTAGATTCGATTAATGATATTTTATAGTTTGGAAATTGTGATTCTAAAGTAGCTGCTGTCATCCAGCCAGAACTTCCACCTCCTACAATCAATATTTTCATCTAAATGGATCCCCTAACTGCCATATGACAAGTGAATATCTTGTTCCTCTTGTTACCGGTTTGACTCTATGCCATAGGTGTGAAGGAAATACTACGATAGAGCCTTTAGGTAATATCTCTTTTACTTGTCTTATATGTTTACTTTCATCCCTCATATTGGGATCATAGTTTCGAAAATCAAATTCTAATTCTCCACCACTATATTCGGAGCCGTCTGTTAATTGACAAACCAGAGATAATTTTCTAACTTTGCCATTCTCGGGATCATTAGGGTCTTTTCTTTTATAGGGTTTATCCCACGGATCAGTATGCCAATCATAATATTGATTTAATTTATACTTAGTAAATTGACAGGACTCACTTCTTTCCCATTGAAAATTCCACCCAGCATTTTTATTTGCCATATGAACATAAGGATGTAGTTCTTTATAAATCCAAGTATCGTTTAACCAAACTAAATCAGATTTTCTTTTCTTATATAAATTTTTAAGATCGTCTTTGTTTAATTTTTTATCCCCATAGCCACCCGTTCTAGCCATTACTTCCTCTTTGGATAATGCATATTTAATAACATCATCACAAAACTTAGGAGTTAACACTCCACTAAAATACCAAAAATAATTAGATAAATTCATAAGTTGTAGTTTGTATAAAGTTTAAAGAATCTTTTTGATTGTTGGTGATGTAATACATCTGTGTAGATGGAAACATAATAAATTCATTATTTTTTAAAGGTATATCCCAACTTCTTCCTGCTCTTCGATTGGCGTCATAGTGAATTCTAACACTACAGTCTTTAACATTCACTCCATATAACAACGTGTAATCCGGAGAATTTCTTAAATCAACTGGATCTATATTAAGTAAAGGAATAGAAATTTCTTTTGGCTTATAAACATTTCCCCACATTTCTTTATTCACTAATTGAAAACCATATTCCACATTAATGTGTTCTCTTAAATAGGTATTAAGTTTATCCCACTGCCGTGAATAAGGAAATTTAGAATTTTTAATTTGTGATGATAAAATATCTGATTGAAGTTTGTCTCGGTCTATTTCAAAACCTTTAGGCATATCTACAGTGCCATAATGTAAATCTATTTGTGATAATACTTTCTTATGCATACCGGCTCCTTTTATAAAGGAGGGTATTATAATGTCAATATGATTAAAAAGATTTGATCTAGATCAATTAGGTTTTGCTGTCTGTCAAGTCCCAAGATTGACCATCTTCATTCCAAGAATAAACCCAATAATGAGTATTAGCTTCATTTTGAGCTTTTTGTTCAGCTGTCAATGCTGGAGCATCACCAATGGGTGATTTCCAAGAAGCTGTAGGAACATCAAGAACCCAACTTGCATAAGGTTTTTTAGGGTAGAATAAATTATTATCTTCATCCCAAATATAACCTATACCTGCATAGTTTCCTCTTAAAGGAGTTCCACCTAGTTTATGTGCTCCACCAGATGTATTGTAAGATGTTTGAATCCACATTGGTGCAGGCCAGTTATTGTGTCGTTCTAAATATTGTTGTCCTACTGATTCATCTTCAACACCATCAGCGTTAAGCATATCTCCATTATTCAAAGTTAATACTGCGATAACTTTTGAACTCATTCCTATTTTTGCAAAGTGTGCCATATGTTTCTCCTTATATATTGTTTTTAAATTTGTGTAAATACATATTAATTTTGAAATTTATACCTTATTACTACTATACCTGAACCGCCTGCTCCACCAGTGCATTGAACTCCTGGAGCACCTACACCTCCACCACCGCCTCCAGTATTAATAGTTCCATCTTTTGAACCAGGAGTTCCTATATATGCATTTCCACCTCCTCCTAATCCACCAACTCCATTTGCTCCACAGTTATATCCACCACCTCCTGCACCACCAGCGTAATATCTATATGAACCACAAGGTTCACCATTTGAACCAAAAGCTGTTGGTAGACCACCACCATCACCACCATTTCCTCCAGTTGATCCTGGGGTTGCCGCTCCTGCTGCTATAGCGCCACCTCCACCTGATGCGTGATTTCCAGGAGAAACTGCTGCTCCTCCAGGATTACCTTGAGGTGGACTTACAGAAGGAGTATCTCCTGCATAAACAGAACACGCAGGGTGATTAGGACTTAAAGACTGTCCACCACCTGATCCGCCTGCAGATCCTTGTCCAGCTTGTCCTCCACCTGCGCCAGCGCCTCCGCCAGCAGATGTTATTGTTGAAAAAACTGAATTAGATCCAGAATTGCCTGGAGAATCATATGGTGATGATGGACTTGCAGGAGCACCTCCACCAACTGTTATTGAATAATCTTGCGCTGAAACTGGTAAAGCTGCAGGAGCTGCTAAAGGTTTAGCTGGATATGTTAAAGGTGCTAAACTTGGTGAAGCAAATCTAAAACCACCTGCACCTCCTCCGCCTCCTCCAGATGAGCTAAGTAATTTACCGCCACCTGATCCACCGCCAGCTACCACCATATACTCTACTGTGTCTGATCCAGCTGGGGCTCCTGCATTAGTAACTGTAAGAGTTCCTGGACCTGTAAAAGTATGAATTTTATAATCACCACAAGTTGTTGGAGTTCCACCTGTAGCAGTTACATATGCATTTGCTCTAACATTAGAAGTTGAATCTAAAACATTAACCCAACCTTGAGTTCCATCTATATAAACAAAAGTGACAGATTGTCCTTCTGTTGATAAAGTTATATCGGCATTTACTCCGCCAATAAATTCACTTCCATTAGGTGAAACAGTTACATTACTTGTTTGCCACGTTCCCGCGTAATCTGCCATAGCTACTGAGTCTCCAGCAGTTCCTGCCGGCAAGTTAACTGTTATGATTCCACCTGTTGTATTTAAAAAATAACCTACACCAGCTGTCGCTGTAAAGGTTCCTGTTGTTTTAACTGTTGTGTCCCAGGAAGTTTCTCCTGTTGCACCAAATCCTGATGCAGTTCCAGAGTTGGTAATTGTAGCACCAGAAGGAATTGTGAACGTATCTCCACTATCTCCTAGCTGTGTTGTGCCACACGCGACTCGTGGTGTTATTTTATTTACTTTTATTTCACTCATTATTTATATTTATATCTTATTACTACTACGCCTGAACCACCAGTACCAGCCGTAATTAGTGTATCTCCTGCTCCACCACCTCCACCACCAGAATTATCACCTCCAGATCCACCTGTAGCCGGAGCGCCACTTCCTCCAGTTGTTCCACTATTAATTGCACTTCCTCCACCAGTACCTCCAGTATTCCCAGCTGCGCCACCACCACCGCCACCACCAATTCCACCATTTCCAGCGCTCGTTGGAACTGAGTGTGATCCACCACCACCGCCTCCTGCCCAATAGTAGTTATTAAAATCAATATTATTTTGAGCTCCAGCTCCTCCTGGTCCTGACGAAGGATTTCCAGGTAAACCATCTGAACCTACCGCCGCAGCGCCACCGCCACCGCCACCGCCACCAGCAGAGTGAGATGTTGCCGTTCCGCCAGCATAACCTTGAACAGGTGATGCAGGTGAACTTTGAGCAGGAGTATTTCCTGCTCCACCTGCTCCAGTCTCATCTCCACCACCTCCACCTGATCCACCAGTTGCACCAGCTACATTAGGGTAACCGCCTCCACCACCACCTCCTGCCGATGTGATTGAATCAAAAGTTGAATTACCTCCCGGTGTTGCTGTGCTCCCCCAACTAGGAGCAGTAGGAGTAGCTGCTCCACCTCCACCAACTGTAATTGGATAACCTGTTTGTGAAACTGTTACTGTACCTGCATTACATCCAGGACTTGGAAAAGATGATCTAAAACCACCTCCGCCTCCTCCTCCCGATTGCTGCACAGCTCCTCCACCTCCGCCAGCAACCACTAAATAATCTACTTTAGTAGAGCCCGCAGGCGTTCCTGCAGCCGTAACGCAAAAAGTACCAGGGGCTAAAAAAGTATGCACTTTAAAATCTCCGGAACAAGTTACACAACCACCTGTAGCTGCTACATAAGGAGGTATTCCTGTTACTGAAGTTTGAGTTTCGTTAATATTAACCCATCCTTCAGTTCCATCTACATAAACAAAAGTAGCAGATTGTCCAGCTACACTTAATTCTGCATCTTGATCAACACCACCAATTTTTTCTGAACCATTGGGACTTATAGTTAACTTATATGTATTAAAAGTTCTTGTATAATCAGAGACTGCTACAATGTTTCCAGCTACTCCTGCTGGTAAATTCACTGTGAAAGCCCCACCACTTGTATTACAAAAATAACCGTTTCCATTGACCGCACTGAAAGTTGCTGTTTTAATACTTGCTGTATCCCAATCAACTGTCCCCGTTCTACCAAATCCTGTTTGTGAAGCACCTGATGCTAAAGCTACTGTATCTGAACTTGCACCGATTGTAATTGTTGTTGAACACTTATTAATTATATTAGTGCCCGGTTGATTTTGTATATTGTCTACTTTTATTGTTGATGCCATAATTATGCCCGTTTATATCTTATTACTACTATACCTGAACCACCTAATCCACCAGATTTTGGTCCGGGTTGACTAGGTCCATAAGCACCACCACCGCCACCGCCACCTTGGTTAGTTAAACCATCAGTTGCAGCTGTGTTTGCAGCTGACCCTGTTCCTCCGGTACCGCCCCCACCTGTTCCTCCAGAAGCTGTTGATCCACACGTAAATCCTCCACCACCTCCACCACCAGCGTATGCTACAGGTGAATCTGTAATACTTGTTGTTGCTCCAGCTCCACCAGCTCCACCTGTAGCAGAGTATCCACCAGAGGTGCTTCCACCACAAGCTGTTGATCCACCCCCACCAGATCCAGCATAACCATCAGGATTAGGAGCATTTCCACCACTTTTTCCTTGAGCTGGAGATACTGGAGGAGTATTACCTGTTCCCCCAGTTCCTCCTCTATGTCCTTTACCTGATCCTGAACCTCCAGGTTGTAAACTTGCTTCATTTGTGCCACCACCAGTAGAAGTTATTGTATCAAAAATTGAATCCCAACCTCTTGTTCCAAGTCCAGGAGCTGGTGTTTGACCAGCTCCACCAGCACCAACTGTAATTGGAAAAGATGCAACTGTTGCTGTTAATCCGGAACAAGATGCGGCTAAAGGACTAGCTGTGTATGGAGTTATAGGATCATTGCTACCTTCTCTCATTCCACCTGCTCCACCACCGCCACCAATATCACTTGAACCTCCACCACCGCCAGCAAGTACTAAATAAGCCATTTTATTTCTATTAGTATCAACTGATGAAATTGCAGACACGCAAAAAGTTCCTGGGCCTGTAAATGTATGTATTTTACAAGTAGGAGTGCAACTAATAGTTCCTCCTGTTGCGGCCATAAAAGCAATATTACCTCTTTCTGTATCTTCTGCATTTTGAATATTAACCCAACCTTCTGTACCATCCACATAAACAAAAGTTACTGCTTGACCATCAACATCTAAAGTTACATAGTTGTTAATTCCCCCTATTTTGTCTGAACCATCGGGAGAGATTGTTAAATTGTATGTTGCAAAAGTTCTGTTATAATCTGAAAAAGACACAATGTTTCCAGCTACTCCTGCTGGAAGATTTACTGTAAATGCTCCCCCTGAAGTATTACAAAAATAACCTTCTCCATTTGTAGCTGTAAAAAGAGCTGTTTTAATTGAGCCTGTTTGCCAATCCACCGTTCCTGTTCTTCCAAATCCTGTTTGAGAAGCACCACTTGCTAAAGCAATTGTGTCTCCTGAAGCTCCAAGTGTAACTGTTGTTCCACATTGTTTAATAATATTACCCGCATCTGAAGCTTGAAGTGCATTTGATTTTATAACATTGCTTGGAACAGCAACATTAGTATCCGCTTTACCAACTGTTAAAGTTGTTCCGCATTGTGGTTCAACTGTATTTACTTCTATTTTGCTCATTAAACTACTACCAATGTTCCTGTTATTGTGATTGTTGCTGGAATAGAAATTGGACCGGCTAAGACACCGCTCTCAATTGTTTGAGTTACACTTAATGTGCCTGCTTGATTATTTATAAAATCGTTAGGGCTTGTGCCCCCTCCGATATATTGGATTCCATTTATTG